CGTATCCTAGCCGCATCTTCTCGTGGGGCATCTAAAGGCGCTAAGAAGGCTAACCCTAAACTTAAGAAAGTTAAGGGCTAATGGCTAAGGTAAAGATTGACGGTAAAGTCCACAAGTTTGTTAAGAACAAAAAGGGCGATGTTATCGTGAGTCACCCCAATGGAGGAGGTCCGACAATGGACCTGACCAAAAAAGATGCTAAGATTAAGACCGTGGCAGACGGAATAGCTGCTGGCCAACAATGGCATAAGACTCATAAGAAGGGAAAGTAATATGTGCAAAGCATGTGGATGTGGCTGCTCTAAGCCAAACTGCAAAGGCGCCTGCAAGAAAAAGGCTAGCAAACCAACAACAAAGAAGGGCAAGTAAATGGCTCATAAGGACAGTAAGTTTGAGAAGGGTATGACCCCAGCTCAAAAGAAAAAGTTTGAGGCTCAGGATGAAAAGAATGATGCCAAGCTAGCCAAGGATGTTAAGAAAAAGACAGCCAAGAAGAAGGCAGCTAAAAAGAAGTAATGACTTAGACCCCCTTTCGAGGGGGTTTTCATTTATGATTACCCTGACGCCAGAGAAATCTGGAACCCTGCTGCTTTACCCCCTGCGCCTTCCTATGGAGGATACTATGATAAACCTTGCCCAACGATTGGCAAATCAGGAGACTGATGCCGATCGTATTGAGTTCATTCGTGGAGCAGCAAACCTTAATGCTAAATCCGCCGATAAGAAAATTGTCTTCGGTGCGATCACAGGTCTTCTGCTAGCGAAAGTTCTCAAGAAGAATGGCTAGTATCTCATCAGTATTTAACCTAGCAATCAAGCGTGCGGAGAAGGCAGCCACAGTTGGCTACACCTCTAAGCTTCGTGAACATGCCGCAACTTATGGCTGGCCTGAGCACATTGTCTCTAAACTTTCTATGGGACATGATGGTGATAACCACCACATCACATACCCTGAGCATCTTGAAGATCAGATCATGACTCTTGAGTATGGCACCCAAGAAACCCCTGCTTCTCCTGCCCTTCGCACATTTATGATCGGGGGAATGTAATGCCTTTCATTCTTAATGAAGAAGCTGCCCTAAAGACCCTGCTCTCTGGCATGACAGTATCGGATGGTGGAAACTCTGCTCGCCCTGTAGGTGTATTCTATGGACAGCCTGATAAGGAAATCCGTCAGCAGTCTTATCCCTACATCACTATTGATCTTGTAGGAATCTCTGAAGAGGTTGACCGTGCACACCGTGGCGCTGTAGTTATCCCAACAGATACTATGTATACCCCAGAAGGTGTTACCAGCTCTAATACCGTGGTTAACTACCCTATCCCTGTTCAGCTTCTTTATCAAGTAACTACGTGGTCTCGTCAGCCTCGCCATGATCGCCAGATCATCGCACAGCTGCTTTCTTCTGGTAGACTACCATTTAGATTTGGGTATCTCAACATACCTCAAGACGGAACAAGACGCCGTTTGGATATGTTGGGATTCTCAAAAAGAGATACTACTGAGGGCGAAAAGCGTCTATTCAGTAACGTCTATAACATCCGGATAAGTGCAGAAATCTTTGAAGATGTACTTGTTCAGTTGTACGAAGTAACACAAAATCCTACAATCACGTTCACAAACCAAACGGTATCCTTTACCGCCCCGCTATAAATCGTATATTTAAGATAACAACCTAACCCTAAGGAGTAACCGGAATGGCAACATTTGCCCGCCCCGGAGTCTATATCCAAGAAGTGGCTCTACCTCAGGCGATTACACCTGCAAATACTTCAACAGCAGTTGCTGCATTTGTTGGTGCTCTTGCTCAAGGTCCAACAGCCGCTCCAGCATACGTAAGTACCTGGAACGACTTCAAGAACACATTCGGTGGACTATCAGACTCTTACCCAACCACTTGGGCTGCCTATAACTATTTTTCTAATGGCGGTCGTGGTTTGTATGTAAAGCGTGTAGTAGGATCAGGATCAACCTCAGCGTCAACAGCTATTACTGATGGCTTGTCAGGAACACTTACAGCTACAGTAACAGCAGCTAGCGCCGCAACAGGTACTGTCACATATACAGCTAACAATACATTCTCAGCAGGTCAGACAGTAACAATTACTGGCCTCTCTACCTCAGCTTTTAACTTGAGCGGTGTAACAATCGCATCAGCTACAAGCTCACAGTTCACTGTAACAAATGCAGCTACAGGCACAGCAGTAACAGGTGCTTCAGCTACAGCTACAGTAACTTTGACACCATCAAACGTCTTTACTTTGACTGCTCTTAACCCAGGTTCATGGGGAAATAACTATGCAGTACAGGTAACTTCAGCAGGTGTTTCTAACCGCTTTGGTCTAAACATCTACGCATCTTCAATCGTAAACGGAATCACATCATCTACTTTGGTTGAATCCTACTCAGATTTGAGCATGTCCTCAACAGACTCTAACTACATTGGCGCAGTTATTGCTGCTCAATCTAACCTAGTAAGCGTTGGAACAATCAACTCTGCTAAGTTCCCAGGAGTTACTAGCTCAAACGTTAGCCTAACTTCAGGTGTTGACGGAGCCGCCCCAGCACGTACAGATTATGCAGCTGGATGGACAACATACGATGCAGTTGCTACAAGCTTGGTTATCTATGCAGCTGATGCTCCATATGCTTCTACAGCTACATTGACCGCACAGATCCATGGAGACGCAGTAGCTTATGCAGCTACTCGTACAGACTGCTTTGCAGTTATTGATACTCCATCAGGACTAGCAAATGCCGCTGCTGCACAACAGCAGGTCACAGCAACATCTGCAATCTTTGCCGCAGCAACTTCAGGCGGAATTGCAGCTGCTTACTGGCCTTGGGTTAACATCCCAGATCCAACAAAGATCCCAGGAGCAGTTCGTCTACAGGCTCCAGGTGCTGCAGTAGTTGGACAGTACACATTTACAGATGCAAACCGTGGTCCAGCAAAAGCTCCAGCAGGTCTTCAGAACCGTATTGCTCTTGCAGTATCTACTGAACACAACTTCACAAATGCTGAGCTTGATACACTCAACACATCATCAGACCCAATCAACACTATCCGTCAGGTACCTGGCGCAGGTATTGTAGTTATGGGTGCTCGTACTCTTGATAACACTCCTAACAACCGTTATATCAATATCCGCCGTTCTTTGATTTACATCGAAAAGCGCCTTACTGATCTAACATCGTTCGCTCTATTTGAGAACAATGACGAGCGTCTATGGAATCAAATCAATACAGCAGTAAGCAGCTTCCTATTCTCATATTGGAATACTGGAAACTTGCGTGGAAATACTTCCGCTCAGGCTTACTACGTAATCTGTGACGGACGTAACAACTCATTTACTGATATCCAAAACGGTAAGGTAAATATCACAGTTGGCGTCGCACTAGAATATCCAGCAGAGTTCGTTGTCATTCAGATCGGACAACTAACAGGAAACGCTACGGCGTAAGGAGATAATGACAAATGGCAACTAACCTAAATGTTCTAAGTACCTTACTTACGGATCCAGTCCGTAATTTTAAGTTCCTTGTGCAATTTACACCTGTAGCTCCAGATGGTGCTACACCTGACACATACTGGGGAACCAGTGCTGCTCAAGGTGGATCAAATGCATTTGGTACTATGGGCTTCGTATCTCTTTCAGGTCTAAGCGTAGCGACAGAGTCAATTGCTTACCGTGAAGGCGGATACAACACCAACGTCCACCAGATTCCTGGACAATCTTCGTTCACACCTATCACTCTTTCTAAGGGTGTTATGTTGGGACAGATGGGAAATGCTGATTGGATGAAGCGCTTGTTTACAGTTGTTACACCAGGTGTGACAACCGCAGCAGGTTCTCAATTCCGTGTTAACTTGGATATCCAGGTTCTTACACATCCTAACCCAACAGGTTCAGCAGGAAGCGACGATACAGTCGCAGCTTCAACACCTTATGGACAACATACCTCAATGCGTTTCAAGGTCTACAATGCCTGGATTACTTCCTTGTCATATAGCAACTTGGATGCAGGAGCTAATACCCTCATGGTTGAAGAGATTCAGCTTGTACATGAAGGCTTTGACGTAACATACGCAACAGGATACACAAAGGCAGGAACTGCACCAGCTGTTACCGGCCAGTAATCAAACTAACTAAAGGTATATAAAATGACTACTAATAAGACTATTAATGCGGCACAAGATCCACAAGTAGCAAATAAACTTGCTGCAGATGCAATGTCTGCTCAGGAGGCAACCGTAAAGGCACTAAAGCCTGAAACCAAGTTGCCTCCTGCAACAGATGTTACATTGCCTGCTGGACTACTTGATCCGTTTACCGGATTGATTACCGCAGCAGAAGTAAGGGAGCTTACCGGTATTGATGAAGAGGCAATCTCTAAAATCACAGACACAGGTAAGGCTCTTCTTACTATTTTAAGCCGGGGAACTGTAAAGATCGGTGAAGAAGCATCTACTGAAGGTCTTCTTGACTCCCTATATGCAGGAGACCGTGAGGCTATTCTCCTAGCTATTAGGAAGGTAACCTTTGGGTCAGATGTAAAGCTTGGCCCTGCTAACTGCCCACACTGTGGTGAAGAGCAGGTCTTTGATATTGATCTAGACAAAGATGTTCCAGTAAAGACCCTAGAAGGTCCTGGAGAATTTGTACTAGATTGTAAGGTAGGAAAGGTTGTAGTTACACTGCCAAAGGGCTCAGCTCAGAAAGCAATCGTAGCTTCAAACAACAAAACTACTGCAGAATTAGATACAATTATCTTAAGTCACTGTGTAGTATCTATCAATGATGCTCCTGTGATTGATCCTAGCGTGGTTAGAAACCTAAGCATTAAGGATCGCAGAGATATTTTAGAAGAGATTACAAACCGCAACCCTGGCCCACAACTCAGTGAAATTAAAGTACCTTGCAGTGCCTGCGGCACGGAGGTACCGCTTCCGCTAACCTTGGCGGAGTTGTTTCGCTAACGAAATAAACTATGAGACTCTCATAGAGATGTATGACTTAATAAGTCAATACTATCCTGGATGGTCTCTTACGGAACTACGTTCTCTAAGTTTAAGGGAACGTCTTAACTGGTTGAATAGAGCTACAGGAAGAAGGCGGTGATTTAAATGGCAGATGCTTTTGGCAATATGGTCGGAGCCTCAGATACACCTGAGGGTCTAGGTACTGTTGGCAGTACATCTTTTGACGACATGCCTAAAGAACTTCTTAAGCTCTTTACAGAAGTAGAAAAAGTTGTCAAGCGAATCAGTGACGACTGGAAGAGCACATCTGCCGATATTAAAAAGACTTCCGGTCTTGTTGGCTCACAGAATGTGGGTTCAGGAAGACTAGGGCTAGGTTCATTTAGCCCAGCTCAAGCTGCAACCGGTCTAGGACTAGGCGTTGTAGCTGTAGGTGCCACAGCTATGTCAATGGCACCAAGCACCATGGCTGCAGTAACTCAAGCTATGGGTGCATCAACTTATGCCGGTTTTGCTGGCATGTCAAATATGCAGGCAACCCGAATGGCCAACTCTCAAGTTGGTATGGGTGCCACAAGCGCTATGGGTCCAACCATGGCTGCTATGACTTTATCTAACATGGGTTACACAGCTAACTCAATGAGCTCTCAGAATGTCATGACTCAGATTGCAGGCTTGAGTGCCATGACTGGCATGAGCAACGAACAAGTTGCCGGTGCTATGGGTGGCGTTAATGGAATGAACTTTCTGCGTCTTGGTATCCGTGTTCGTGATAGTCAAGGTAACTTGCTCCCACCTAATCAGATTGTTAACTCTGTCTACAACGCCCTCTTCCGTGGACAAAAGATTTCTGCACAGCAGGCTTCAACAGCAGTTCTTAATCCTGGCGGTAAAGGTTATCAAGTACTTCAGCAAGTAGCTGGCGGCAACCAGGCCTTGATGCAGACTCTTCAGTCGGGCATCATGGCCCGTGCTCAAATTGGAAGCGACATTACTTCCTCTCAAATGGGCAATGCTAAGACCATGCTTGGAGCTATGAATGTTGATAAGTCAAGCCCTATGTACTCCAACTTCACAAACAACACTGCTCAAGCTGGAGCCCTTGCCGCAACAGAGCAGGGATTAGTTGGCGGATACAACACTGCCTTAAATACCAATGCCGCTTTAACCAATGATTTTACTAGCGTAGCTAATGCTGCTAAAGGCGTCACTAGTGCTTTAATGGGCCTCAAAGGAATCTTAGACACGTTCCCAGGAGCAGGTAACGTTGGAGGTACTCTTTCAGGTATTGGAAGCGCAGCGGCCTCTGCAGGCATTAATGCATATGCTACTAAGCGTGCGTTAAAAGGTGTGCTTGGTAAACCAGCAGAAAAAGCAATTGGCCCAGTAATGTCAAACGGAAAGTTTGTAAAAAAGGGTGAGTCTTTCTTAGGAAAAGCATTTAACTTTGTTAAAGGCCAGTTCCATAACCCATTTAAGGGTAGCAGTATTTTAGAAGATCTTGCTTTGGGTGCAGAAGACGCTTTAGCTGTTGGTGAAACAGCTGCAGTAGCTGCTGCTGCAGGAGGAGCTTATGACCACGGTAACATGGGTCATACAGGTATTGGTGGGCCAATAAGCGGAGGACACCAAAATGTCACCCCTGTTCCTAGAGGAACACCTGTAACATCTCCTTACGGACAACGTGGTGGTGGAGCAAAGACTAAAGGATTCCACGCAGGTCTTGACTTTGGCGCTAAGTTGGGTACTAAGGTTTACGCTCACGATGATGGTGTTGTAACCATTGTTGGTAACGGCGGAGGTTACGGTAACTATATTGAAATTGACCATGGCTCATACAGAACCCGCTATGCACACTTAAAGCAGATCTCAGTATCAAGAGGTCAAAAAGTTTCTGGTGGAACAGTTATTGGTCTATCCGGTAACACAGGTAACTCAACTGGCCCACACCTTCACTTTGAAGTTCTTGTTAATGGCAAGAAGGTTAACCCAGCCCCATATCTACAGGGGGCTACATCGGGCACACCTGGTTCAAAGACAACAACTCCTACAGGATCTGGTTTATCTAGCCAAGATATAAACTCTCTCATTAGCAGCCTTGCCTCTACACCAGGAAGCACAGCTTTGGATAA